ATATAGCGTAAATGGGTGGTGGTCTTCTTCAATTAGTTGCTTATGGTGCCCAGGATGTTTATTTAACCGGTAATCCTCAAATTACCTTTTTCAAAGTAGTTTATCGTCGTCATACTAACTTCGCTATGGAAGCTATTCAACAAACTTTTAACGGAAATGTAGGATATGGAAATACTGTAACTTGTCAAATATCACGCAATGGCGATTTAATTAACCGCATGTATTTACAAGTTTCCGTGCCAAAAAGAACTGGTACTACTGCTGGCGACTCATATGTCAACTTCTTAGGTCTTCGTTTAATTAAATCTGTTGTTATTGAAATAGGTGGTCAACAAATAGATAAACATTATTCTGATTGGTTATACATATGGAATGAATTATCTTTACCTATAGGCAAAAGATATGCTTATGAAACTATGGTAGGTGCCGATAAAGATATATTATCAACCAGAGATAGTACTCTATATATACCATTAGAATTCTGGTTTTGCCGCAACGTAGGTCTATCATTACCTTTAATAGCTCTACAATATCACGAAGTTAAAGTTAAAATAGAATTTGAATCTAAGGTCAATTGTATTTTATCAGGCACTACTGCTGATAATATAGCTAATATAACTAACGCATCTTTATGGGTTGACTACATATTCTTAGATACTGATGAACGCAGAAGATTTGCCCAATTATCACACGAATATTTAATCGAGCAATTACAATTTACTGGTTCAGAAACTCTTAATAAAGGTACTAATAGAATTAAATTAAACTTTAATCATCCTTGTAAAGAATTAATTTGGGTTGCTAAAAGCAAAGGAGCTTTCAAAAAAGACAGATGGTATGATTATAATTTTGTCTCATCGCCTGTTACTGAAGAAAACGCACTAAGTAGAACAAGCAATTATATATACCAAGTTGACCCTGCTGAATTTAAAAATCCCTTAAAAAGTGCTATTTTACAATTAAATGGCAATGATCGTTTCGCCGTTAGAGAAGGATTATATTTCACTCACGTACAACCTTATCAACATCACACCAATGTACCTGTTAATAACCCTATCAACGTATATTCTTTTGCCTTAAAACCCGAAGAACATCAACCAAGTGGCACACTAAATATGTCTCGTATTGATACTGCCACCCTAATGATTGAAGCTGAAAACCCTGGTTCAACAGCAACCGATTATACATACGATGGTATTAATATATACGCGGTTAACTATAACGTATTACGTATATTATCCGGAATGGGTGGTTTAGCTTATTCTAACTAATTTAATAAATGTGTTATATATTTTCCTTTTTTTTTTCTCCTCTAATAGTATAAAGAATATAGCGTAAATGGGTGGTGGTCTTCTTCAATTAGTTGCTTATGGTGCCCAGGATGTTTATTTAACCGGTAATCCTCAAATTACCTTTTTCAAAGTAGTTTATCGTCGTCATACTAACTTCGCTATTGAAGCCATTCAACAAACCTTTAACGGAACTCCTACTTTTGGCAATCGCGTAACTTGCCAAATATCAAGAAATGGTGATTTAATACATCGTGTATATTTATCAATAATTGATTATACTTCAGGTGCTGCTGGGGCGACCGTTTGTCCTTATTTCGGCCTTCGTTTAATCAACTATGTCGAAATTGAAATAGGTGGTCAAAAGATAGATAAACACTATTCTCACTGGATGTATGTATGGAATGAACTTTCATTACCTCATCCTAAAAAAGAAGCTTACAAAACTATGGTAGGAGCTAATAATACACTTGCTGCTCTCACCAAAGCCAATTTATATATACCATTAGAATTCTGGTTTTGCCGCAACGTTGGTTTAGCACTACCTTTAATTGCTCTCCAATATCATGAAGTTAAAATTAATATTTTATTTGAAGATAGAATTAAATGCCAAGGATCCACTACTGCTATTGCTGAATTATCATCTGTGAATTTATGGGTAGATTATATATTCTTAGACACTGATGAACGCAGAAGATTTGCCCAATTATCACATGAATATTTAATAGAACAACTTCAATTTACTGGTTCCGAAACTATAACCGGAAAAAGCATGAAACCTAAATTATCTTTCAATCATCCTTGCAAAGAATTAGTATGGTTCTGCTCTTCAGATTTTGACACCAATCAAGATGTTAAAAATAAAAATTGGGTTAACTATTCTACTGAAGTTAACGGCTATGCCGGTGCTGTGTCTGAACTATATAAACCAACCAGTGCTATAACTTCTACAAATCCTATTGAAAGTGCTAAACTTGTATTAAACGGCAATGATCGCTTTTCATCAAGACCCGGTTCTTACTTTAACTTAATACAACCCTATCAACATCACGAAAATATTCCATCTAACCCCGGAATAAATGTTTATTCATTCGCTTTAAAACCCGAAGAACATCAACCAAGTGGCACACTAAACATGTCGCGTATAGATACTGCTGTTCTAAATTTAGAATTAGATACTATCTTTGCTGCTACCACTTTTGCCAAAAACCTCAATGTATACGCGGTTAATTATAACGTACTACGTATATTATCGGGTATGGGTGGTTTAGCTTATTCTAATTAAATAATTTATTACATTACTAAATTTATAAATAATAAATGTTGTTAAATGCTATAATATTCCTTTTTTTTTTCTCCTCTAATAGTATAAAGAATATAGCGTAAATGGGTGGTGGTCTTCTTCAATTAGTTGCTTATGGTGCCCAGGATGTTTATTTAACTGGTAATCCTCAAATTACCTTTTTCAAAGTAGTTTATCGTCGTCATACTAACTTCGCTATTGAAGCTATAGAACAAACAGCTACCGGAAGCAATTCACTTGGTTCTCGTGCTACTTTTCAGTTAACTCGCAACGGAGATTTAATACATCGTATTTACTTCTATGGAAAAATTAAAAATAATTCAACCGCAAGCGTAGCTTTAGTTCCTAATTTTGGACAAAAATTATTAAAAACAATTGAACTTGAAATAGGTGGCCAACGTATAGACAAACATTATTCCGAATGGTTATATATATGGAACGAATTATCTCTTCCTTATGGCAAACGCGAGGGTTATTATAAAATGATTGGTGGAAACAAAGAAAATGCTTGTACTTTACTTGCAACAACAAAATCATATGAATTATATGTGCCTCTCGAATTCTGGTTTTGCCGCAATGTAGGTCTCGCTTTACCTTTAATCGCATTACAATATCACGAAGTCAAAATTAATGTAGAATATGAATCACAATCTAATTTAATTGATGTGTCAACAAAAAATTCTACTTCCGAAGCACCTACTGTAAAAAATTCTACTTATACCGGTCCTAATATAGTTCTTGACGCTCCAAAATTATGGGTTGATTATATATTCTTAGATACTGATGAACGCAGAAGATTTGCTCAATTATCTCATGAATATTTAATAGAACAACTTCAATTTACCGGAACCGACAATATAACTGCTTCTGCTAATGAAGATGGTATGAAAAGTATGCGTATGAATTTCAATCACCCTTGTAAAGAACTTGTATGGGCTATTAAAAAAACTGACTCTAATGTTTATTGGAATAACTTTTCAACAGCAAAACCATTGGATTTGAATGATGCTACAGCATCACCTAATGATTATATTGCTTCAGAAAATCCTGTTATGCAAGCTAAAATAATGCTTAACGGCAATGATCGCTTCTCGCAAAGAAAAGGAGATTATTTCTCTTTAGTACAACCTTATCAACATCACGAAAATACCCCCGACGATTACCACAAAGGTATAAACGTTTATTCCTTTGCTATTAAACCCGAAGAACATCAACCAAGTGGAACTTTAAATATGTCTCGTATAGATACTGCTGTTCTATCATTATCTTCCAAAATCGAAGGTTCAATACATATATATGCTGTAAATTACAACGTTCTTAGAATATTATCCGGTATGGGTGGCCTCGCTTATTCTAATTAAATATTCTATTTGTTGATATCCATAATAGAATATTTTCATTTTTCAATTTATAATTATTATCAATAGATAATATTATATTATATAAAATTTTTGATATTTGTATTGATGTCTTATGGATATCTTTATTTGACCAATTATTTTTATTTCTTTCATTAAAATAATATGAAATAATATCTTCTAAATAAGGCAAGCACCTTTTATTCATTGAATTGGTATATTTATACGCATTTATTTTATATCTCATATACAAACTTTCTTTATTTGTAAGACTTTTGTAGTTTTTAAAACTTTTCTTAATCTTATTTAGTATTTTCTTATAATCATTATTAATCTCATAACTAATTTTTTTAATTAAATAATATTTTAACATATCACAATTATACTTGTTTCTCTTTTCTCTCACTATACTTTTGAAATTTGTCTCATTTTTAACAAATATATTAGACGACTTATTTATCTCACTCAACTTTTTGAGTTCACAATAGCCTTGCAAATACTTAGCAATATTTGCAATGTAATCCTTATCAGTAAAGTTCATAATAGTATGTTAGGCTTTATACGGCTTTGTAAATAACATTCTAATAGAAAGTAATCATTTTTTATATAATATTTGTATAATAAAATGAAAAAAATA